CTTCCAGTTTGTCATTGATGATGATCTTATCGAACCGGTCTTTGAAGGAGAGTTCGTAAGAGGCTTTGTCGATCCTTGCCTTAAGTGATTCGGCTGACTCGGTGCCCCTTGCCTTTAATCTTTTTTCTAGTTCGTCTATTCTATTTTTAAGATTTTCTTCATCCATATTATTTAGTTTCTTCTGTCCAAGTTGCTGAGTTTTTAGTTTCTTCTGTCCAGACAGTATTTTCAGAAGTTGTAATTGTTGGTATTTGTCCGTTAATTGTTAGTTCTCCTACTGGCATTGGAAATACAATACCGATTGTAAGACTTGGTTCTTGACCTGTTAAGGTTAATGTCCCAACAGGCATTGAAAGGTTTACATCTGCTTTTGGCATAATACCAAGAGTAAATCCAAAGATTGAACCGCCCGTAGCAGTGCAGTCAACAGTAAAATCTCCTGTTGCGGTTGATTGCGTTCTCATTGCGTGTGCCATAAAGTTTGCATAGTCTGGTGTTGGGGCGGTTGAAAGATAATCATAGGCTTCTGTCCAAGAAGGATTACTTGTTGCCATTGTGTAGTTACTGTGTGTTCCAGGAGAGTTTTGCGTGTGCCACCCAAAAAACATAACAAGCCAGTCCCCAACGATTGGCACTAAGTCTAGTGAATTGAATGTTGTAGTTGCCGCAGCTGTTGATTTTTGTTTTGCTTTTACTGTAAATATTTCAGCTGCTCCACTTATTCTTGATAGAGAACCCGACACAAAAACAGGACCACCTGTTATAGGGAAAGTAAAGTTTGAAGCGGCAACATCAGAAGCGTCTGCGATTTTATATGCCGCCCTCCAACATTCCGTTCCATCGTCGTTACTTTCTATTTCAACAAAACCAGATGGAAGACCCAAGTCTGTGACACTTGCCACTTGACCACAAACAAAAGAAATTAGTAAATCCCCAACAGCGAGTCCAGTTGGTTTTGTAATTACAAGCGAACTTGTGCTTGTCCAATTTGTTGTTTGTGTATTTTCGTGGGCTACCGCCATATTAGTTTATGTTTAAAATACCTTCTGCACTCCAGGTAAAGCTAAAATCTCCACCGATAGATGAATAGTTAGCATCCAAGTCCCAGTATCCAATTAAAGGTGATGTTGATGAAACACCTGTTGATTTATAAAGAATAGCATATCGTGCGTTTGATATGGTTGTGGTTGAATTTGTTATGTCTGTTGCATCAAATACACCTTCATTATCAGTTGTATCTACACTTGTAGCCTTTCCTGAAAGTGAAAATCCACCAGATGAATACCCAGTTCCTGAACATTCGTTTGTTATATCGTCAAAGTTATCGTGAGTATCAACGTTTGGAGTATAAGAAGAAGTTGTTAGTGCAACCTTAATTGTATCGTTAGTGAAGTCAATACTTTTATCGAGTAAAGCCTTTTTGAAACTATTATATGCTGTAAATGTTATTGCCATGTTATCTTGCTGATTTGTATTTAGCTTTTAATCTTTTTTTACCCTCTACATTTCGAGTGTTAAAGTGATTTTTAATATCTTGTGAACGTCTTTGTATTTCTGCGTCAAGTTCTCGTGCTTTCTCTGTCATGCCGTTCTGCTTTGCGTATTTTGAACAAGCGAAGACTACAGGGACATCATGATAACCTCGTGGGACACCCAACTCTTTTGTGGTGTCTGTATAAACAAAGTAGTCTGGCTCTCGTTGGTAGATTACTCGAAGCCCTGCTGTGAGTGTTACGTCATTTGTTGAAGGGGCTGGGAATAGTTTTACCGAGTTTCCTTGCAAGTCGTAATAAAGAGGTTTGCCGTCTTCTTCAAAAAATTCATTTTCTGCTTGTCCACTTTGTCGTATGTTTCTGAAGTCAATCTTGTGAAGTGGGTAGTAGTCTCCGTCTTTATCTAGTACCTCAAACCCATGTATCTTTCTTTGCTTTCGGTCTAGTAAATAGTTATTTACTCCATCTGAAAGGTTGGTTGTCGCTATAGGAAATGTTGAAGTGTAGTTAAAGTCATCATGTTGCCAATAGCCGTCTGTTTGGAAGATTAAAGAGTCTGTTTGGTCTAGTCCATAATTAGCTAGGTTTGCAAACTGTTTTAAAGATTCTGTGTTACCAGAAATTGTCCCAAAGTTAGAACCAAAAAGCCACGCCTCGCACTCTTGTATAAATCCGTTTAATGTTGTTGTGTCGTTAAAAGTCATATTTTAAAATGAAAAACAGGCATTTCTGCCCGTTTCTCGGTTACCTATATTATACCACATTTTTTTTGAAATTTTTCTTCCAGTCTTCAAGATGATTAAATGTTTCAATAACAATTTTATCGTCTTTGACTACAGCCTTTTCAATGTCTTCATATTCAGCAAGAAGTGGTACTACTTCCTTGCGGATAAGTGGAATAACTCTGTCTTTAATCTTTTGAATTTTGAGAGCAATTTTATTTCGGTCTCGTTCGAGTTTTTCTTTTTCATCACGCAAAGCATAGTGTTCTTTCTTCATCTTGTCTGGTATAGCATCAATTTTCATTTCTTCTATACGCTTTCCGATAGTTTCAAGTTCTTTAATCTTCTCGTTGATTTCATCACGAAGTTTATTTCCGTGTTCGATAAGTTCTGGTGGGTTTACCAGGTTAGTAACTTCTCGTTCTTTTTTATTTAGTTTTTCTATTTTAATTTGTTTTGCATCAATAAGTTTTGAAATTGCAATACCTTGATTTACGAGAACATCTTTTTGTTTTAGATATTCTACTATTTTTTTGTTTTTTATTTCTATCATATTTTTTTAAATAGTGACTGATATGCCTGTACCCATAAATGAGCGTTATTTTCAATATCGTATTTTTCTAAAACGTATTGCTTTGCTTTCTTTCCAAGTTCTTTTCTCGCATCAGGATTTTCAATAAGGTATTCTATCTTTTCAATCCAGTCATTACTTGCGAGGATAAGGTGTTTTGCGTCTTCTGGGTCTATTTCGTATGGTGATTTCCCGTCTGGGAAACTCTGAGCAATAACAGGTATTTCAAACATGGATGCCTCTAGGAATTTAATGTTTGATTTACAACGATTAAAGTAATTATCTGCCCGTGGAATAATCATTATGTCTAACCTTAATTCATTAAGTGTTTCGTAATAGTCTTGCATATCCACAAATGGTTGCCATATTACGTTACTTGCTTGCATGATTTCATCGAGGAACTCATATTCGTTACTGTAAAGTTCTCGTGTGATTTTATCGTGTCCTTTTGGTGGCATTGAGAATAAAACTATTTCTACTCTGTCATCATTTAGATACTTTCGTAGTATCGGTTCTGCAACCCACAGGTCTGAAGTGACGCCGATTGAGCCAACAATTCCTATTCTTACTTTTCCATTTTCATTTCTTAATGGTTCATCAAAGTAAAAAGGATCTATACAGTTTGGAAGTACAACAACGTTTGGATTTAGTTTTAAGTATTCTTCTTTAAGGAATTCGGTTGAACAAGTTACAAGGTCTGCTTCTTTAATAAAAGCATCAATACTGTCATTAAGTCGAGCAAGTCCTTTTTCAAGTCTATTTTTGTCCATAAACTCATTAAACTTTACTCCTCCGTCGTCTTTGTATGTGTCGTCGTTATCAAATACGATTTTCTTGCCAAGTTTTTTAAGTGTTCTTGCAAGTTCAAGCTTCATTGGCTCTTCTGGTCTGTGGAATACTACCACGTCTGCATATTGAGAAGCCCTTGATTTATCTTCTGGTGTTCTTGCTTCAAGATTGATACTTGTTTGGTCTCCGTCCCAGCCATTTGCAGTAAGAGGGAGAAGCGAACGAACTGTATAGCATCCTTGAAGTCCTGAACCAACATAATATACTCGCATATTATTGTTTGATAGTCTTAATTACTTTGCCGTATTTATCCAGCATTACTCTTTTTCTTTTCGGTCTAGCCGATATTACAATTCTTGGTTGATTTTCCATATATTTTTAGTTTGTTATTTCCTGAACTACCCCACATATCTCTCGTTCAGGAGTGAGTATGTGGGATAAACAACTATGCAGTTGCTTTTGTGAGAATTTTAACTCCAGAAGCACCTCGGTTTTCAATTACACCGTAGAGAATATCTGCGGTTACAACTGTTGAGAGGTAATCAGGAATGTAGTTCGCTTGAACACGAATTCCGTTTGAGCCAACCATTGCACCCTTTGAACCGCCTGAACCAAGAGGCGAAGTTGCCCAGTGGATAGCGTCTTTGTGTGCCAAAGCGTTGTATCGTCCTGTTGTACCAGATACATACTGTACTTGTGTAGTGATGTAAACTGGAAGTCCGTATAGATACGCTAGAGGTTTCTTTGCAACAGGGTCTTGAACTGGTGAATTGATTGCAAGTGAGAACTTGTCAATGTTTTGCAACTGTGTCCAAAATACTGTTGGGTCAAAGAAGAATGCTCGGTCTTCCTGTGGTATGTTTCCAGCATCAAGGTATGCAATAGCTTGTCGAATTTCTGAGTCTGCTACTGCTGATGTTGATGCACCAACTGAGTTATTGAAGCCTGAGAACAATTCAGCGATAGCTGTATCGAGTTCTTTAGCGATTGAGTAAGCTGCGTTTCGAGAGTAAGTCTCCATAATTGTATATGAATGCTTTACTTGTGCCGCTTCTCGGTCTTCAATAGCGAATGATGCTTCATACCATTGGTCGATTGTTAGTGTAATTGCTGTTTCTGTTGGTGAGTTAAGTGTAACTGCTTGTGCAGTAGTTTTACTGTTCGCAGAAATTTCAGTAATGTTTGGAGTGTAAACAATATTACCCCCGTCCATTACTTCTTCACTTCTATCAACGAAGAAGTTAGCACACACTAGATTTGCTCGGTAGAAATCGTTAATCTTTTGTCCCCAGATAGCTGGGATAAAGACATCGAGGTCTCCTGAGTCTCCTGTAAAAGTTCCTGTCAGATTTGTTACCCTTTCGGGGTACAGTCATTTCTGCTGTACTCATTGGCTTCTTTTGTTATACCAATGCTCGGACTATCGCATACGCATTTCTGCGTCCAATTCGTTTAGTCTCTCACGGTGCTTATGCTTCCGCCTTGTTGTCTACTACTAGAGTTTCAAGTCAATTAGAATCGGTTTTAATTTCCCAAAGGTTTAGGAAATGCCATAAATTATATTAAGTTTTAAGTCTGGTAAATTTATCTACCGACAGATTTACGCCAGAGTTCCCTGTGGTCTTCTGGTGATAATCCTGGGGTAGAAAATGTTTTTTGTTGTCTTTTTGAACCAGAACCTTTAGAAGCTCCCATTTGAGATTCTTCTTGACGTTTTTCTTCTTCTCGTTGTTTAGCCCAAGTTTTATACAAAGAGTTTTCCATAGCTTCTAGCAATGAAATGCCTTCTAGCTTTGAAACTTTCCGTATCATTTCGATACTTTCTTTGTCTTGGACTTTAGAGATTACGAAAATATCGTCTTCTGTAAGTCCTGTTTCAACAGGTTTTTTCTCCTGTACTGGTTTTTCTGAAGTGAGTTTTGCTTTTAGTGCTTTTAACTCTGCTTCAGCTTTCTCAG